TCTGTAGATAAAATACTAGACGGCAGCATGTATACTGACGACTTTGATTATTCTAAACTCTGTCATTCTATTGCCCCTACAGGTGTCAGATTCTCTCATGACCGTGAGGGAGTTATTCCTACAGTAATTAAACAATACTATGCTGAACGTAAGATCATCAAAAACCAGATGTTAAAGTTGCAGCAGCAATATCAAGACACTCCGACCAATGGTCTGGCATATAAGATTTCATCTTTGGATAACCAGCAGATGGCAATTAAAATCTTGATGAACTCACTCTATGGTGCGCTGGGTAATCGCTGGTTTAGATACTTCGATCAACGTGTCGCAGAATCTATTACCCTTGCGGGACAACTTGCAATTAAGTGGGCAGAGAGGGCCGTTAATAATGAAATGCAAAAAATACTCGAAACTGAAGAAGACTATGTGGTGGCCATTGATACGGACTCTGTTTATATTAGGATGGGGGGCCTTGTTGACAAGTTTGCTCCTAACAATCCAGTAAAGTTTCTAGACAAGATTTGCGCAGAACACTTCGAGAAAGTTTTGAAAACATCTTACGCGGATATGGCTAAGGTGACTGGTGCATATGAAAATCGTATGGAGATGGAACGAGAGATTATCGCGGATCGTGGTATCTGGATGGCCAAGAAGAGATACTTGTGCAACGTAATAAATTCGGAGGGAGTACAGTTTTCGGAACCCAAACTAAAAATGATGGGTATTGAGGCAATCAAGTCATCGACTCCACAGGTCGTTCGTGATAAGATGAAAGAGATATTCCGCGTCATCGTAGAAGGTACCGAATTAGACACACAACGGTACATTTCGGACTTTAAGTCCCATTTCAAGACCTTACCGCCCGAAGATGTGTCGTTTCCTCGCGGTGTGTCTAATCTTGATAAGTGGAAAGATCGTAAGACTATCTACAAGAAGAGTACCCCCATACATGTGCGCGGCGCATTATGCTATAACAACGCGATCAAACAAAAGAAACTTGATATGCAGTATGAGACAGTCAAGACGGGTGAGAAGATTAAGTTTGTCTACCTAAAAGTTCCTAATCGTCTGGGAGAAAACGTGATTTCATATCCGCTCAATCTTCCGGAAGAGTTAGGACTGCACCAATTTGTAGATTACGATATCATGTTTGAGAAGACTTTCCTAGATCCTCTAGAGCCGATTCTCGACGCGGTTGGTTGGACAGCAGAACCACAGGCATCACTAGAGGACTTCTTCGGTTGACAGTCATTAATGATTATGGTATAATGCTTGCATGAATTATGAATTAACTATCTTCAAGAATCAGTTTGATAATAAGACTCATCGTCATATGGTGCTGGATGAGTGGGATAAGTTTGTCAAAACATTGAAGAACATGTATAAAGAGAAAGGAGAGAAAGGTGGAAATAATTCTAGTCCTCTTATTAGTCCTGCTGTTTTCGAAGTGGGTACGACTCGCAGTAATAAATCTACTAACTATTGGGGTGGCTGGTGTTGCGTTGATGTTGATGATCACAGTTTCTCTAGTGATGTACGAGTCCTTAATGAACAGCTGTATGAAACCTTCGGCAGGTACGACTACGTTGTGTACAACACTGCATCAAGTCGAGACGACCATCTCAAATTTAGAATTGTCTTTAGACTAGATGAAACTATTGAAAATGACCGTATCAGAGCATTTTGGTATGCTCTCAATACTGAACTTGGTGATATAGGAGATCCTCAAACTAAAGATCTCGCTCGGATGTACTATGTTCCAGCGCAGTATCCAAACGCCGAAAGTTTCTTCATCACAAATCAAGGTGATCCTCTTAATGTTTCTGAGTTGATTGCGAAACATCCATACCATGAAAGAACGGGTAACACTTTTTTAGATAGACTACCACCAGAGATGCAGAGTGCGGTAATTCAACATCGTAAGAATAGTCTAAATAACACCGACTACAGATGGTCGTCATACCGCGACTGTCCGTTTTGGCCTAAACGGTTAGGTGTTGAGTACCAAACAATCAATGAAACTGGTTGGTATTTTAAGATGTATAAGATAATGATATCCATTGCGGGTAATGCTTATGCGAAGGGGTATCCTATTACTGCAACACAGATTGCAGATCTATGTCGTGAGTTTGACCGTGAAACAGGCAATTGGTATGAGAACCGCCCATTAATAGTAGAGGCAGATAGGGCATTAGAATTTATTTACAGGAATAGTTGATATGAAAAAAATTTTAGTAACAGGCGCGGCAGGCTTCATTGGATCGCAGCTATGTGATAGATTGCAGAAACGTGGTCTAGAAGTAAAGGGGTTAGACAATTTCAATAATCATTTATACACCCCCTCATTAAAGCGTGATCGTATGGTTCACTTTGATATTGATATTTGGGGTTGCGACCTTTGTGATGATATAAAAGTGGAAGCGTTATTACGCGAGTTCAAACCAGATACCATTATCCACTTAGCTGCAATGGCAGGTGTGCGTGACTCTCTTGGTAAAGAGAAGCAATATCATGCTAACAACATTGACGCAACTCAAAACCTGATCGATGTTTGTAAGAAGCATCTTCCAGACACTCGTATTGTCTATGCGTCAACATCTTGTGTTTATGCTGGTTCTCCGGTACCGTGGGTGGAAGGTAAAGAATCTGGTAAACAGTTAAATGCATACGGTTATACTAAGTGGGCGAATGAGTGTCAGATGCAGTCATCTGGCCTGAATACGGTCGGTCTACGATTCTTCACAGTCTATGGTCCTTGGGGTCGTCCAGATATGGCGTTGTTTGATTTCACCAAGAGTATCCTTGACGAAAAAGAAATAACCGTGTATAATTATGGTGACATGAAACGTGACTTTACTTACGTGGATGATATCCTAGATGGTATTGAAGTCGTTTTAGGTAATACCGACATCGAGGCGGGTGAGATATTTAACATCGGTCGTGGTGAACAGGTTGCATTGATGGACTTCATCAATGAAATTGAGAAAAATACGGGTAAAGATGCGATTAAGAATCTTGCTCCAAAACATCCAGCAGACACATTAGAGACTTGGTCTGATACCACCAAGCTGCAAGCACTAGGGTACGAACCGAAGGTAAGTATCGCTGAAGGTGTTGAAAGATTTTACGAATGGTATAAAACTTATAATGGGATTGAATAATGTCTAGAATAATGCCTGAGGGTAACCCAAATCGATTCCGGATAGGAGTCATTGGTCATGGGTTTGTAGGTCAAGCGGTCGAGTATGCATTCACGCATCCTCTCGTAGACTTCAACTTCTATGACCCGAAGTATAATACTTCAGTCGAAAACCTGCAATATCTACCAAAGGAGAATCATCCACAGTGTTTCTTTGTGTGCGCTCCTACTCCATCGAATGACGATGGTTCGGTTGACTCTACTATTGTCGAGGCTGCAGTTGCGAACTGTCTAGTCTATACCGATGCGCTAGTAGTCGTAAAGTCTACGATTACTCCGGAGTCAGTTGACCGATTATACTCTGCGATGAACAGAGAACAAGTAGATCGTTTTGTCTACAATCCAGAATTTTTGACAGAGAAGAATGCGAAAGCAGACTTTGTATGTGCGAAGTTTCACGTCATGGGCGGTATGCCTGATGCAGTGAATGACTTGATTGACATTTATGAAATCTTCAGTGCATGTGAGTCTAACGACTATCACCGTATGACTGCGTATGAAGCATCGTTTGTAAAGTACACGATTAATTCATTCCTGTCTACGAAGATCACATTCTTCAATCAACTATATGATCTAGTCAACCTTTATGGTTGTAACTATAACACGATTGTTCGTGCCGCAGGCAAGGATGAACGTGTAGGTATGGGTCACACCCGTGTGCCAGGCTTTGATGGTAAACGTGGGTTTGGTGGCGCATGTCTCCCAAAAGATACGAGAGCGTTCTTAAACTTCTCTGCACATGATTTTGAGGATGGAACTGAAACTAGTTTTGATTTATTGGAGAAAGTACTTGACATCAATAGTGCTTATCGTGTACAATATGACCTCGATGAACGTGAAAAAGTAAACAACATTACATTTGTAGATTTTGGAGGAAACAATAATGTCGATAATGGACAAACTGAAGAAGAACTCGAAGATAAAGGAGACGGCGACACTTTCCACTAGTAAGTTCTTCACTGAAAAAGATATGGTACCGACCGACGTTCCGATGGTAAACGTCGCGTTATCCGGTTCCATAAACGGTGGTATCTCGCCTGGGCTTACCGTCCTTGCGGGACCATCAAAACACTTCAAGACATCATTCGCATTACTTATGGCGGGTGCATATCTTAACGCAAAACCAGACGCCGTCATGTTGTTTTATGACTCAGAGTTTGGTTCACCACAGTCTTACTTTGAACAATTCGGTATTGATACTAGTCGGGTATTGCACACACCCATAAAACACGTCGAAGATTTAAAGTTTGATATGATCAACCAATTAGAAGAGCTTGATCGTGAAGATGATGTTATCATTGTTATTGACTCTATCGGTAACCTTGCATCTAAGAAAGAACTTGATGACGCACTTAATGAGAAGGGTGTTGCAGACATGTCACGTGCGAAAGCATTGAAAGGACTGTTCCGTATGGCAACTCCACATCTTGCAATGAAAAACATTCCAATGATCGCAGTCAATCACACTTATAAAGAGATCGGTTTGTTTCCGAAAGATGTTGTAGGTGGTGGTACTGGTATCTATTACTCAGCTGACAATATCTGGATTATCGGTCGTCGTCAAGATAAGCAAGGCACCGAAATAGTTGGATACGACTTTGTCATCAAAGTCGAGAAGTCTCGTTATGTCAAAGAGCAATCCAAGATTCCAATCGGTGTATCATGGGAAGGTGGCGTACAGAAGTACTCCGGCCTTCTCGAAGTTGCTCTTGCAGGTGGATATGTTGACAAACCATCTAACGGATGGTATCAACGTGTTGACTTGACTACAGGTGAAGTCCTTGGTTCTAAGTTGCGATTAAAGGAAACCATGACTGCTGATTTCTGGGAACCTATTTTTGAGTCAAGTGATTTTTCAGAATTCCTTGCCAAGACCTATAAAATAGGGTATAATGGTGTCTTAAATCCAGAAGATTTAGTTGAGGAAGTAGTGTAATGAAAGATCTAGACTTGGACAAGCCGTCCGAAAACTTAGACTATAAGTTAGTCCCCGCGATCGGGGATGACGATAGTGACCTATGGAACGTAGAGCTATTACGCGCTCCATATGAGAACACCACGATTCGGTACAACAATGTCCGTATCAATGGTGAGGCGGGAAACATTAGTTATAATTTTGATGTCATCGCCACTGAGAACGTCGAGTATACCATAGACAATATTAATTTGCAAGGATTTGCGAGTGAAGTGTTGGGTGATATTTTAGACGTTGCAATCAATGAAGGTTACTTACAGACTAAGGATACAAATGACGGACATCAATCTACAGCAGACGATTCTTCGAAATCTACTGACTAACGATTCGTATATGAGGAAGGTTGCTCCCTTCCTCTCTCCTGAATACTTTGAGGGTACTTATAAAAGTATCTTCAAAGAGTTCAATGCGTATATCGCCAAGTATAATAACCTTCCGTCCAAAGAGGCACTCAAGATTGAGATTGACTCAGAGGACAGATTGTCAGATGAACATTATCGTCACACTATGGATATCCTTCCAGACATCTTCAAGTATGCTGAGGAAGACTTATCGTGGTTGGTAGAACGCACTGAGAAGTGGTGTCAAGATCGTGCGGTATTCAATGCAGTTATGGAATCTATAACTATTATTGATGGTAAACACCAAGAACTTTCTAAGAATGCTATACCCGATGTTTTATCAAAAGCATTATCCGTAACATTTGATACAAATATTGGCCACGACTATCTTGAATCTGTGGATGCGCGATATGAGTTCTATCATGAGCAAGAAGAACGTATTCCGTTCGATCTGGACTACTTTAACCGAATCACTAAAGGTGGAATACCTAATAAGACCCTCAATATCGCACTGGCGGGTACGGGTGTCGGTAAGTCTCTATTCATGTGTCATTGTGCTGGTGCTGCCCTGTCACAGGGGAAGAATGTCCTTTACATCACTATGGAAATGGCTGAAGAACGCATCGCAGAAAGGATCGACGCAAATTTACTTAACGTCCCGATAGACCAGTTGGAACATCTGAGTAAGGACATGTTTTCAAATCGTGTTAAAGGCATTGCAGACAAGACTAATGGTAAATTGATCATCAAGGAATATCCGACGGGTCAGGCCCACGCTAGTCACTTCCGTGCGTTGCTGAACGAATTGAAACTAAAGAAGAAGTTCACACCGGATATGATTTTTATTGACTACCTGAACATCTGTGCGTCTTCTAGGATGAAGTCAATGGGGGGTTCTATCAACTCTTATACATATATCAAGTCTATCGCAGAAGAATTGCGAGGTCTTGCTGTTGAGTTTGATGTTCCTGTATTTTCCGCAACGCAGACTACTCGTTCCGGTTATAGTAATGATGATGTGGGTCTGGAGGACACGTCCGAATCGTTTGGACTTCCCGCCACAGCAGACTTGATGTTTGCACTGATCAGTAATGATGAGTTGAATGCAAACGGACAGATATTAGTAAAGCAGTTAAAAAATCGGTATAATGATCCTAGTACATATCAACGATTTGTTGTGGGCATTGACCGGAGTAAGATGAGATTATTTGATGTAGACCAAAACGATTCTCCCCTAAATAAAGAGGTAGATAATGGTCCCGCCTTTGATAACTCAAACTCCGGTCAGAGAATTTCGTCCGAAAAGATGAACTTTGATGGCTTCACACTATAAGGATATCTGTAATGGACCCAATTTCACAAACTATTATGACATTAGTACTAATGGGTACCGCAAATTATATCGGCAAGAAGATGGGAAGACAAGAGGGAATTAATGCCGCAGTAGCATACCTTTTAGAGATGGGTGCTTGTACTGAAAACGATCTAAAGAAAGCCAATGAAAGATTTATGAATGGAGATGATATTTAATAATGACTGAGGTAGTTATTCGTAATAAAGAGTTGTTAGAGACTCTAAACAGTTTCTCAGATGAGATGCTGTCTAAACCGTCGTACAACGACGAAAAGTATTGGACCTATCACGAACCAGAA